ATGGGTCAGCCGATCTCCTGGGCCCCGAATCTGCCGCTTCGCGCCGACGCCTACGAGTGCGAGTATTATCGCAAGGACTAATTTGGAGGAAGAACAGTGACTAAGAAAATCTTACTAAAATGGCTTGAGGCCCGAAAGGCCGAGGCCCTTGCGCAGGTCGACACACAGGAGACCGCCGCAAAAGCCGCGCTGCTTGCGGAAAAGCTCGAGCGTACGAAGTTCGCTGAGATGGTTGCGTATGTCGAGCCGCGCCTGACCGAAGTCTATAACTATATGATGGACTGGCACAAGAAGAACGAGGAGCTTGCAGGTCCCTTGTCTATGAGTTGGGGTACAATCCTGTACTCAATTCACAACGTACTTCTTGCGCGGGTCCCTATGGCCGAAAAGCTGCAAGAGACAGAGCTGCGCGAGGCGCGGGTCGACAGAGACCTCAAAAAGCGTTTTTCCGATATTCGGCGCGAGGTCGAAAAGACCTATTACAATGTCGCATTGAATGTCAACGCCCTCGCGAACGCAAAGCTCGGTCTTGAATATCTCTCGACTCTCGGCTTTGACCTGTCCGGTCTTATCACCGAGCAGGAGCGGCCTGTCGAGACGGCGCTCGCAGTTCCTATCAACACCAGCTTTTTGCTGATTATGCCGAAGGAGGTACACAATGAATCTGAAACAGTTTGACAAGATCGTGACTGACCAGCTCTCTCGCAGCGAGCTCGTCCTCATGGGTAAAGGTACCGAATACGCCGAAGAAGCGACCGACGAAACCGAAGTCGACCGTCTGGCGCATTTTAAGAAGGCTGCAGCTCTGCAGGACATGACGACCGCGCAGGCCGCTTTTGGGATGCTGAGCAAGCACCTCGTTTCTGTCGCCGATATGGTCGGCTCTCGTCAGTCCTATCCGCTCACGCAGTGGAATGAGAAGATCACCGACAGTATCAACTATTTGCTGATTCTGCGGGCAATCGTTGAGGAAGGAAGGTCCGCATGAAAAGCATCGAAGTTGCGGTCTTAAATCCCGAAGTTATTCCTTCGGCTGAGAAGATGATGGTTTGCGCTGCGCGTCTCACGCAGCGCGGCCATAAGATCAAAAGCCTGGACGACTTCATGGCGCTCTACAACAAGAGCTATACCGAAGACACGGTAACCACAATGACAAAGCTGCCGCACCCGACGATTCAGAAGTTCGGCGCGATCAACGTTGTCATTGTCGGCGCGAGCCGGCGCTTCCTGGCGCAGATCACACGCCACCAGAACGAAGTCAAGTTCATGTCTGCCTCGCTACAGTATAGCGACTACTCGGACGATGCTGCCTTCGCGATTCCCTATGAGGTCATGACGCGCGGCGAAGAGGAGACTTACTTGACCTCCTGCAAGCTGAATATGGCAAACTATGCCGAGGCTGTTAAGCAAGGCCTTGACAATGACGCAGCCGGTTATATGGCTCCGCAGGGTCTTCGCAATGTCCTTCTTATTAGCGCGACGCCCTATCAGTGGAAGCACATCATCGGCCAGCGTACTTGCCGGCGCAATACGTCCGAGACCCGTCTGGTTCTGCTCAAGGTTTGGGACGAGCTCTATAAGCTGAACCCGTTGCTTTTCTCCCGAGCAACGACTGGCCCTTTCTGCATGAGGGGCGCTTGCAAAGAGGGCAAAATGGGCTGTCAGAATCCCATGCCGTACTTAACGCCTGGCGAGCTGCTGCGGCTTGAGTTCCCGCTTCTTTACGAGGAAGGAGACGCGGTCAATGCAGGTTAAGCTCCTCGACTACGGCGTTCCTTCGGAGATGCAGCCTAAGCGGGCACATGCGAACGATGTCGGCGCAGACGTGTACGCGCTTAAAGACCGTATCATTGAGGTCGGTTGCTCTGCGGTGATCGGGCTTGGCTTTGGTCTTGATCTTCCTGCCGGCTTTGGCGCGTTTATCTTCCCGAGATCGAGCCAGACCGCAAAGGGCGTTGATTGCAAGCTCCCTCCGCTTGACCCTGGCTATACAGGGGAAATGCACGCAGTCATTCATAACGGCGGTCACGAGGCTTATCACATTTACCGCGGCGACCGTATCGGCCAGTTAGTCGTGCTGCCGGTCGTGACTCCTGACTTCGTGCTTGATCTCGGCGAGGCTCGCGGTAACGGCGCGTTCGGCTCCACCGGCAAATAAAATCTTGCCCTTCCTCCTGGGGCTTCGGCCCTGGGAGGAGGAGCTGAAACGGAGGTGACTCATTTGGAACGAGTCAGCAAAGATGAATACTATTTGAACATTGCCGCGGCCGTTGCCGCGCGATCGACCTGCTTGCGAAAACACTATGGCGCGGTGATCGTGAAAAACGATGAAGTCATCGCGACCGGCTATAACGGTTCTCCGCGTGGCGAGGCGAATTGCTGTGATACCGGCGTTTGCTACTGCCGGTCACACGAGCTGCCGCTTGACGAGACCGCCGCCTCGCACGGTTCGCAATACGGCTCTTGTGTGGCGGTTCATGCTGAGCAAAATGCGATCATCAGCGCGTCAAGGCAAGAGCTCCAAGGCTCTACGCTTTATCTGGTCGGCTATGACCCCAGGACAAAGAAATGGATTGAGGCAAAACCCTGCAATATGTGCGACAGAATGATTCGCAACGCAGGCATTTTAAGAGTTGTGCGAAGGGAGATCGACGAATGAATCAAATCCGCTATGATGGCCCGGTCACGATTGCCGTCGGTGAATCCAGGCGCTCAACTCAGTGGAAAAATAAAGAGGTCTTATGGTCTCAACTTGTGGAGCGTCTGAGTATTCCGACGAAGACGCCTGAGACCGTTGACGAATATAGGGGCTTTGCAAAAAGCAAGCGCGACGAGATCAAAGATGTCGGCGGCTTTGTCGGCGGTTCTCTTAAAGGCGGCCGTCGTAAAGCTGAGGCGATCATGCAGCGCCGGCTCCTGACCTTAGACCTTGACGACGTGCCGAGAAATGCGGACCCGTGGGACACGGTTGTTCTGGTCCTTGGCTGCGCGGCTGTTCTTTACAGCACACATAGCCATCGGCCAGAGGCACCGCGTCTTCGCCTGGTTATGCCGCTCTCTCGTCCTGTCTCTCCTGAGGAATATTCTGCGATCGCCCGAAAGGTCGCGCAGGACATCGGTATCGACATGTGCGACGATACCACCTATGAGCCGCATCGTCTTATGTACTGGCCCTCTGCTTCGATCAATGCTGAGTATCGGTATGAAGTCGAGGATGGGCCGTGGCTGAACGCAGACGAGCAGCTCGCTCGATACGTTGACTGGCATGACCCTTCTGAATGGCCGATCTCCTCGCGTCGGGCCGAGGCTCTGCATAGGCTTGCGTCTCACCAGGAAAGTCCGCTCGAGAAAAATGGTATTGTCGGCGCGTTCTGCCGCGTTTATGACATTCACGACGCGATCGAACATTTTCTCCCCGATACCTACGAGAAATATGACGACAACCGCTATACCTATAAAGGCGGCTCGACCTCAGGCGGCTTAGTTCTTTACGACAATGGCATTTTTGCGTATTCCCATCACGGCACGGACCCAGCAAGCGGAAAGCTCTGCAACGCCTTTGATCTCGTCCGTATTCACCTTTACGGCAATTTGGACGACGACACGAGCCCTGGTACTCCGTCGCACAAAATGCCTTCGTTTATGAAACTGCAAGACGAGGCTATGCAGATTCCCGAGGTTCGCGAAGAGCTTGCAAAGGCAAACTTCGAGCGCCTCAAGGACCGTTTTGACGACCCCGATGAAGACTATGATTGGGTAGGCCAGCTCACATGCAACAAAAACGGAAAGTTCGATAACACGATCAACAACGTACAGCTCATTATGGAGCACGATGCAGGTCTTCGTGGTAAATACTTCTACGATACTTTCAAGGAGCGAATGACGGTTTGCGGAGATCTTCCGTGGTGTAAGCTCGCCGATCGAATGACAACGACCTGGACCGACACCGATGACGCCGGCCTTCGCAATTTCCTTGAGATTAAGTATGAAATCGTAAACACTATGAAGATCGGTGACGCTGTACTTCTCGCGATGCAGAGTTGTATGCGGCACCCCGTTCGCGAGTATCTCTTGAGCCTCAAATGGGATGGAGTCGCCCGTGCGGATACGATCTTCATTGATTATCTCGGCGCCGAAGACACCGAATATACAAGAACTGTCACGCGCAAGGCCTTGATCGGCGCAGTCGCGAGAATCATGCAGCCCGGGTGTAAGCACGATCACATTCTTGTCCTTGTCGGCCCGCAAGGCTGCCGCAAATCTACGACCCTCGCCAAGCTCGGTAAGTCCTGGTTTTCCGATTCCTTCTATACCGTTCAGGGTAAAGAGGCTTATGAGCAGATTCAAGGCTTTTGGCTTATTGAGATGGGAGAAATGGCGGCGACTCGAAAAGCTGAGCTTGAGTCGATCAAGCAGTTTGTCTCTAAACAGTCAGACAGCTACCGTGCGGCGTACGCCAAACGCACGCAGGAGCATCCGCGGCAATGCGCTTTTTTCGGTACGACCAACGACGACGAGTTCCTGCGGGACGCAACAGGCGGCCGCCGATTTTGGCCGGTTACTGTCACGGACAAGGGGCGAGAAACAGGTGACTACTTTACTGCCGAGATCGTTGACCAGGTATGGGCTGAGATCGTCATGCGGTATTCCGCTGGAGAAAACTGGTATCTTGATAATGCAAAGATTGAGGCCGTCGCACGGCAGATTCAGGACGCGCATACTGAAATGAATGGTAAGCAAGGCTTGCTTGAACAGTTTGTCGATCGTCTTCTTCCGAAGGACTGGGCTACAAGAAATCTGAGTCAGCGACTTGCATACTGGAATGATGGCTTTGACGATGAAAAGCAAGCAGGAACTGAGCGCCGCAAAGCCATTTGCGCTTTGGAGATTCATTGTGAGCTATTCGGCGGAACTGTCAAGGACTACACCCCGCAGAAAACTCGTGAGTACAACGCCATGCTGAAACGGCTGCCAGGCTGGAAAGCTCGGTCACGAATCAACTACGGCGAGATTTACGGCCAGCAGCGCGGTTTTGTTCGTGAGGAAATGGAGTAGCGAAACGAGTAGCAAACCGAGTAGCAAAATGATTTTCGGCAAGAGTTTTGCTACTCGGGGCTGTAGCGAGTAGCAAAACACAAATCGAATTGCTACTCGTTTCGCTACGGCAAAAAGTCAGTGTTTCCAAGCCTTTCATCAATTTAGTAGCAAAGTAGCAATTATACCTATTGAACTCTATGGATTAAACCTAAAAAGACATAAAAATTTCCTTTTACCCTTAATCCGTAGGGTACATATACGCGCGAGCGCTATTTTGCTACTTCGCTACAACAGGAGGTAGCTTTGAAAGAATCAACAGTTGAAAGGAATATTCGCCGACAAGTCGAGGCCCTCGGGGGCGTGGCTTGGAAGTGGGTAAGCCCTGGACGTCGGGGCGTGCCTGACCGAATCTGTATTTTACCTGGACCTCATATCATCTTTGTCGAGCTTAAGCGTCCAGGCTTGAACGACGGCCGGAGCGAGCAGCAAAAGAAGGTCTTTCGTATTTTGGAGGGCTTGGGCTGTCATGTCTGGCTGATTGATGATGCAAGTGTCTTTCGTCAGCGACTTATTGAGATCGGGGTGCGGGTATGAAATACACGCCCTATCCCTATCAGGCTTTTGCTGAGAAGTTTGTCCTCGAGCATAAAGCCGCGGGCTTGTTTCTCGATATGGGTCTCGGCAAGACGGCGATCACGCTCTCGGCATGCGAGAAATTGCTGCGGGACTATTTTGAAACAAGCAAGGTCCTTGTGATCGCGCCGCTCCTTCCCGCGAGAGAGACGTGGCCTGACGAACTGGCGAAGTGGGACCAGCTTGAGGGTTTGACTTATTCTCTGATTATCGGCACGACGCAGGAGCGAATTGACGCGCTGCATACTGACGCCGATTTTTATATCGTCAATCGCGAAAATGTCGTTTGGCTCGTCGACTACTACAAGAAGAAGTGGCCCTTTGACATGGTCGTGATCGACGAGCTATCGAGCTTCAAGTCCAGTAAGGCCCAGCGCTTTAGGGCTCTTCGGAAAGTCCGAAAGTATATTGACCGAATTGTCGGTCTTACGGGTACGCCAGCCCCGAACGGCCTACTTGATCTCTGGTCTCAGGTTTATCTCTTAGACGAGGGCGCGCGACTCGGTCGAACGTTGTCGGCTTACCGTGATACCTACTTCACGCCTGGCAGACGTGGGCCGAACGGAATCGTCTATGACTGGAACTTGAAGGATGGAGCCCGTGAAGCGATCTTCGCAAAGCTGAGCGATCTCTGTATCAGCATGGAAACGACGGGCCTTCCTGAGAGGCTTACGATTCCCCATGAGGTCAAACTCTCGGAAAAAGCGGCGGCTATGTACCAACAACTTGAGCGGACTATGCTGCTGCCTTTTGCAGACGGAGACGTTGACGCGGCGACGGCTGCGATCTTGACGAATAAGCTCTTGCAGTTGGCTGGCGGTGCAGTCTATGACGAAAACGGTAAAGCTCAGATCGTCCACGACCAAAAGCTCGAGGTCTTAGACCAGCTTATCGAAGAGGCGAACGGCCAACCTGTTTTGGTGTTCTACAATTACAAACATGAGTTCGATCGACTGCAAGCGCGGTACCCTCAAGCCGTTCATGTGAAAGAGGAAAATGTTGTGAAGCGGTGGAACGCTAAGGAGATTCCGATTCTTCTCGCGAATCCCGCAAGCGCCGGTCACGGTCTTAATTTACAATTTGGCGGTCATATTGCAATTTGGTATAGTCCGACTTGGAATCTTGAGTTCTTCCAGCAGGCGAACAAGCGTCTTCATCGGCGCGGGCAGACTGAGCCCGTTCTCATTCATACGCTTGCGGCAAAAGGTACGATCGACGAACGTATTTACGATATTGTCTTACGAGACAAAGAGGCAGGCCAAAACGCCTTGCTTGAGGCGGTTAAGGCCAGAATCAAGGAGGTAACATGACAGAAGAGCTTTTGCAGTCGTTGGCTGAGGACCCTATGACTGTACTCAATCGAGGCTATCGTGCAAAGGAGCGTATTGCTGCAAGGCAAGAACGCATTGAGGAGTGGCGGCAGATCGCCGAGTCTATTACGGCAAATCCCGAGAACGCTTCGAGCGGCGGCGGTTATCCCACGAGCAAGACCGAGAACTGCGTCGTTGCGATCGTGACGCTGCAGGAGGAAATCAAGGGCGAGATCATGGAGATCGCCGACTTTGAGCGGCAGACCTCTCAGATTATCAAGGAGCTTGTTGAGGACCTGAACTTCAAGACCGTCCTCGAGCTTCGGTATCTCAGTTACTTGCGGTGGGAGGAGATTGCCGTCAGAATGAATTATACATTCAGATGGACTCAGGAGCTTCACCGCAGAGCTTTATCTGCATTGCAGGAGGCAGCAAAAGCGCGTTAATTCTTATGAATTTGTGTTAGCGTATAGCATGAAGGTTTTGGCGAGCACGGCCATTGTCCTTCCTCCTGAAGAAGAGCGGCTGGAAACAGTCGCTCTTTTCATTTTGCTGCGTTTGGAGGTGGTGAGCGTGGCCGGCAAAATGACTCCGAAGATGCAAAAGTTTGTCGATGAATACCTTGTTGACCTGAATGCGACGCAAGCCGCAATCCGTGCAGGATATAGCAAAAAGACGGCTTACTCGATCGGCGTTTCAAATTTGAAGAAACCCGAAATTCAAGCTGCAATCCAAAAAAGACAAAAGTCGGCGGCTGAAAAGCTCGAGATCACGCGAGAGCGTGTCCTGAAAGAACTCGCTTCGATCGGCTTCGCGAAGGCTACCGACTTTTTGACGATTCAAGGCGGCCACGTTCTCATTAAAGATTCTGACGACGTGGCCGCTGATAAGCTGGCAGCTCTCGCCTCTGTCAAGGAGGGTATGTATGGCGTAGAGGTCAAACTCGCTGATAAGGCTCGCGCTCTCGAGATGCTTGGTAAATATCTCGGTCTCTTTGATGGGACGAATCCAGAGGGCGATACGCAGAAGAATAACCTCTTTGAGGCGATCGCCGGCGCTGCAGAGGGGGGAATCGATCTAAATGAAATACCAGAGATTCAGTCCTCGGCAGACGTTGACGCTGACGTGGTGGAAGAGACCTGAGTTTGCAGACTATGACGGCATTCTCTGTGACGGCTCCATTCGATCGGGCAAGACCGTCTCAATGGCAGTCGGCTTTATCCTTTGGAGCATGTACTCTTTCAACAATGAGAGCTTCGCCATTTGCGGCCGCACGATCGAGTCTCTGCGCCGTAATGTGATCGTGCATTTGCCCTCCTGGCTTGAAGGCCTTTTCAAGGTAACAGAGCGGCGCGCCGAGAATAAGTTGATTATTTCAGTCGGCGGCCACAGCAATACCTATTACCTCTTCGGAGGTCGTGACGAATCCAGTTATACGCTTGTTCAGGGCATGACCCTGGCCGGCGTTCTTTTTGACGAGGTCGCGCTTATGCCGCGGTCCTTCGTCGAGCAGGCTCTCGCCCGATGCTCGATCGCGGGGAGCAAATTTTGGTTCAACTGCAACCCCGAAGGTCCCATGCACTGGTTCTATAAAGAATGGGTACTTGAGTGCAAGCGCAGGAATGTCCTTCACCTGCATTTCACGATGGCTGACAACCTCAGCCTTTCCGAGAAGATCAAGCAGCGCTATGAGGGCATGTACACGGGCGTTTTCTATGCTCGGTATATCCTCGGAAAGTGGACAAAGGCCGAGGGCCTTGTCTATCCCTTCTTTAACGCCGAAAAGCACATGATCGATGACGACGGCGCGCGCGGTCGTTATTACATTAGCTGCGACTATGGTACACTCAACCCGTGCGTCTTCGGTCTCTGGCGCGTAAATGGCAATTCGGCCTTCATGGTGAAAGAGTATTACTATGACGGCCGCAAGAAGGGCAAGCAGAAGACCGATGAAGAGTATTATGCCGATCTTGAGGCCTTTGCAGATGGCTACCTGATTGAGCAAGTCGTCATTGACCCTTCGGCTGCCTCCTTCAAGGAAACAATCAGGCGGCACGGCAAATTCAGCGTCAAGAACGCGAAGAACGACGTGCTTGACGGTATTCGCGATACTGGAACAATGCTGCAAGCTGGCTTGCTCCATTTCAATAAGACCTGCGTCAATACGAAAGCCGAGTTTGGCGCGTATGCGTGGGACGAGAAGGCTTCGAGCGACGCCGTGATTAAAGAGAACGATCACAGCATGGACCAAATGCGGTATTTTGTTCGCACGATTATGAAACGCGAGGTGAGGGCGTATGGCATTAAATAACCTTTGGGGAAAGCTCGGTGCATTTTCGAGAAATGTGCTTGTGCCTTCCAACGTGATTTATAAGAGCTTCGACGCGGACCCTCTTGTCAGCGATAAAATGGCCCGTGCTATTAGTCGTTGGTACGGCATGTATGTCGACAAACCCGAATGGGTAGACGATGAGGTCAAGCCTCTCGGTCTTCCGCGAGCAATCGCGAAGGAGTTCGCGCAGGTCGTTTCTTCGGAAATGACGATCACGGTCGACGGCGGTCCACGCGCCGACTTTATCAACGAGCAGTTGGCGCGCTTCCAGTCGAACGTGCAAAACAGCATCGAGCTTTGTATGGCGCTCGGTGGCATGGCCTTTAAGCCGTACGTCTCAGGTGGAAATGTCTTCATCGACAGCACGAGCGCCGCGTCCTTTATTCCTCTTCGCTTTGACGACGGAGATAATTGCGTCTCCGGCGTGTTTAAGAGTCAACCGGTCAAGGTCGACAAGAGTTACTTCGTCAAGCTCGAGTACCATGACTTCGCCAACGGCGTCTATACGATTCGCAATAAGGCCTTTACCTCTGACGAGAACGGTATCACAGGCAGCGAGGTCGAGCTCGGTCGCGTTCCCGAGTGGGCCGTCATTCCCGAAGAGGTTCAGATCAAAAATGTAGAAAAGCCGCTCTTCGGCTACTTCACGCCGCCTGTCAGCAACAACATCGATACTGCGTCCAGCTTGGGCGTCTCCATTTATGGCGGCGCGACTGAGGACCTGATTCGCGACGCCGATGAACAGTGGGCGCGTTTCCTCTACGAATTTGAGAGCGCTGAGCGTAAGATCATCGGCACCCCTGAGGCGATCTCTGGCTCGCTGCCTGGCAGTAAGGCGAACCCCTTACTCGGCGATCGGCTCTTTATTCAAATGCCGTACGACTCGGACGACTTCTTCAAGGAGTTCTCCCCAGCGCTTCGGCATACCGGCTACTACGAAGGCTTGCAGGCAATCTTGCGCCGCATTGAGTTCAATACCGGCCTTGCTTACGGCGATCTCTCCGACCCTGCGACTGTGGAAAAGACCGCGACCGAGGTCATGTCCGCAAAGATTCGCAAGTTCAACACAGTCAAGGCTCTCGAAGATCGCTTCAAGGCTGCGCTCGAAAACGCGATCTACGGCGTTGACGTGTACGCCACTCTCTATGGCCTTGCGCCCCGTGGAGAGTATGAGCTCTATATCGACTTCGACGACAATATTCTCACCGATAAAGACGCTTTGCGTGAACGTGACCGCCAGGACGTTCGCGACGGCCTTATGCAGAAGTGGGAGTACCGCGTCAAATGGTACAACGAGACCGAAGAAGTCGCGAAGAGCATGTGTCCCGTAGAGTCCGCGGCGGACCCCTTTAACCTCGGCTGATGCTGACGCCTGAATACCTGGCGGCTACTCCGGACGCTCTTGTCGAGCTTTATGGAAAGATCGAGCAAGACATTCTCGCGAATATGGCTGAACGCATCGCGAAGTACGACTACTATATTCCTGCGGTCCAGCATCAACACCAGCGTCTTCGGGCGATGGGGATGCTTGAGACCGAGATCGAGCAGCAGCTCGCCGCGCTCACGGGAAAGACTCAAGCTGAGCTCAAAAAGCTCATGGCACAAGCCGTCGACGAGGCGCTTACCTCTGACGCGAAAATCTACGCGGCCGCAGGTATGGGTGACGTTGACCCGCTCGCAGTCGCCGGCGTTCGCGAGACGCTGCAAAGCGGTCTTCGGCAAACAAGCGGAATCTTCCGTAACCTGACTCGCACGACCGCGAACACGGCTGCAAAGCAATTTGAAGACGCTCTTGATCGGGCCTGGCTGCAGGTTACGTCAGGGGCGTTTGACTATAATACCGCGATCAGAAATGCGGTCAAGGAGCTTGCACGGACCGGCGTTCAGTCAATCACTTATCCTTCAAGCCATGTGGACACGATCGAAACGGCTGTTCGCCGCGCGGTCGTTACCGGCGTTAATCAGACCGCCGCAAAGTCACAGCTCGCGCTCATGGATGAGCTTGACATTGATCTTGTGGAAGTAACCGCTCACGCTGGCGCTCGCCCGAGTCATCAAGAGTGGCAGGGGCAAGTTTATTGCCGCAAGGGTTCTCACCCGAGGTACAAAAACTTTGAGGAGGCTACGGGGTACGGCACTGGCGATGGCCTTTGCGGCTGGAACTGCAATCACAGCTTTTTCCCGTATGTCGAGGGCGCACCCCGAACCTACTCGAAGGCCCAGCTCAAAGACTACGCTGCAAAGAATATCACCTATAACGGCCAGCAGTTGACCGAGTACGAGGCTTTGCAGCAACAGCGTTATATCGAGCGAGGCATTCGCCGATGGAAACGCGAGGAAGTCGCTATGAAGGCGGCCGGCCAGCCTACCGACGAGGCACGGGCCAAAGTCCGTACCTGGCAGGCTCGACAGCGTGATTTTATCAAGCAGACCGGCCTCAAACGAGACTCTTCTCGCGAGCAGATCGGATAGAACGCCCATAAACAAGCCCCAGGCGGCCCGTATCGAGTTTTCTGCCTGGGGCCCTGGTGTTTATACTCCTAATATTTGGAAGTCATACGGACGATCGTGGAGCTCCGTATGACTTCCTTTTATATGCGAGCCGTGGTTACGCAGGTTCGACTCCTGCAGCTCGCGCAATATCGGCTACCCGTCAGCCTATGAGGACGGGGCGGCAGGTCACGGCAACGACCTAAAAAGCCTAACCGCAAAGAAAGGAACAGTATGAAAAAGGACGAACTCACCGCTCTGGGCCTGACAGACGAGCAGGCCGACAAAGTGCTTGCTATCAATGGTCGCGACATTGAAAAGCACAAGAAGGCAGCCGAAGACGCGAAAGCCGAGACGGCCACCCTGCAGCAGCAGCTCTCCGACCGCGACAAGGACCTCGAGGCCCTGAAAGCCGGCGCGGAAGATGCTGAAAAGGTCAAGCAGCAGCTCACCGACCTGCAGACGAAGTACAACGACGAGACCGCCAAGTATCAAAAGCAGATCGCCGATCGCGATTATGCCGACGCCCTCGAGACTGCCTTCAACGACGGCAAGATCGAGTTTACCTCTAAGGGCGCGAAAGCTGCGGCTTGCGCTGACTTCATGGCTACTCGCTGCGAGCTGAAAGACGGCAAGCTTGTCGGCTTTGATGATCGTATCAAGGCCATGCGCGAGAAAGACCCTGATTCTTTCCGCGCTGAAAAGCCCGACCCCAGCTTCGCAAATCCGACCGGAAATGGAGGTCCTGCGACCCTGAGCAGAGCCGCGCAGGCCGCGAGAGCAGCCGCCGCGAAGTTCGGACCTGTTTCTACCCCCGCAGAAAACACCAACACTAAATAAGGAGGATTCCATTCATGTCTATTCTGAAAACTGAGATCGGCACCGCGATTCCTAATTTCCTGGATAGCGAAGTCGGTCTCGTCACCAAGACCGCGCAGATTCCTCAGAGCATGGGCCAGACTGACGGCGACCGCAAGACCGTGTTTGCCGGTACCGTGTTCCCCGCGAATACGAGCGCCGCGACCGGCATTGTGTTCCAGGACGTCGATGTTACTGACGGCGACGCGATCGGCTCCGTCATGGTCGCGGGCCGCGTGATCAGCGACCGCGTGAACGCAGCAAGCGCCGCGCAGACCGCGCTCAAGAACATCGTCTTCGTCGGCGCGAATGCGACTGTCCGCGGCTATTCCGTCACCTATGAGAAGGACGGCGGCACGGGTGACGTTCCCGTCGATGCGACCATGTACGCTGACGGCGAGATCGTCCAGCTCTCCAAGAGCTATCCGCTGACGAAGAGCGCCAAGTCTCAGATCGGCTGGGCCCCGAGCTCTGGCGGCAATGCCGTTGACACGGTTACGATCGCGGGCGCGGACGTCAAGGTCTACCCCGTCTTCGAGGCCTAATCTAAGTAAGGAGGATATAACACATGCCCGATATTCTGAGAATGCTGTCCCAGGCTGAACAGCTTGACTTCAGCCAGAACTTCCTGATTCCTCGTCCGAACTACATCGGCGACACGATTTTCCCCGATCGTAAGACCCAGAACTTCAAAGCTGAGTACCTGCGTCTTGCGGCCGGTTCTCAGCTTCCCACTATGGCCCTGGTTCACGGTCTCGACACTGAGGCGCACATCGGTTCTCGCCCCGCGCTGGAGCGCGTGACGGTTGAAAAGCTCTTCATCAAGGAGAAGATCAACCAGACTGAGTCCCTGCGTCAGGTGCTCGAAAACGGCGCGTTCAATGACAGCGCTCTGATCGACTTCGTTTATGACGACTGGGGCCGTCTGGCCGAAGGCGTTCGCTGCCGTACCGAGGTCGCCAAGATGGAAGTCCTGTCCACTGGCAAGATGACCATCAAGGAAAATGGCCTGAACTTCTCTGTTGACTTCGGTGTGCCGAACGGTAACACCGGCTTCGACATTGACGTTTCCACGCCTGACAAGAACGTTCTCGCGCAGATCGAAGAGATCGTCGAGACCGCTCGCGACAAGGGCTTCACCATCTCTGGTATGGTTCTGTCCGGTTCCGTACTCTCTAAGATGCTGACCAACGAGGGGATCTCCAAGGCCATCTACGGCGGCGCCGGTGCTGGCGCTATGGTCTCTCGTACGCAGCTCGTCGGTCTGTTCAACGAGCTCTTCGGTATTACCGAGATTCGTACGAACGACTTGCGCTACAACGTCGAGGGCAAAGACGGCAAGCTGACGACCCAGCGCTTCTGGGGCAAGAGCAAGGTCTCCTTCCTGGCTTCCTACAACGGCCTGCAGAACTTCGGCGTTGGCCTGTGGGGCGTGACTCCGGAAGAAGAGCAGCTCGGCCCCTGGACCGCGAAGAGCGCCGAGCAGTTCGTCACCCTGACCCAGTGGACCGAGCCCGACCCCACGGCTGTCTGGTCTAAGGCGTCTGGCCTGTTCGTGCCCGTTCTGCCGAATCCCGCAGGCCTGTTCATCGCCACTGCCAAGCTGCAGTAAGAAAGGCGGTGCGGTAAGTGGTCGTTGTCAGCTACGAGTGGTATAAGGCCACTTACGGCGGCGAGCTGGACGAAGATACCTTCAACCGGCTCGCGTCTCAGGCGTTCCTCTTTGCGGACGCCATGACTGAGTATAGGCTCAGCGCTTGCTGGGCCCGTCTGGCGGAGTCCGTACGCACAGCGGTTATGTCGGCCGTTTGCGCGTACGCTGACCAGGCAAATATCGAGGAGTCCGGCGGTCCTGTTTCGTCTGAGACGAATGACGGCATCTCGCGAACCTATGTGACGGGCAGCGCTTCGAGTGCAGGCGCGTCGAAGAACGCAGGAACGGCGCAGGGCCGATTGAGCAATGCAATTCGGCTCTACCTCGCTCCTACGGGTCTCCTGTTCCGCGGGAGGGGCCACCGATGAAAGACTTCCTCGCCTGCACTGAGCTCGTGACGCTCGTTCACCACGTCAAGACCGCCGATTCTGACTTGTATGTTTGCTACCCCATTCAGGGTGTCAGTTGGTATGCGAAGACAGAAACGGCGGTCACGGCTGACGGCGCGAAAGCGGTTAACGTTTATAAGGTCCGAATCCCGGAGGCTGTTCTTCCGTCTTGCTTGCCTGAAAAACTTGACTACCTGGTCAAGGGGGAAATTTCAGGGGTACTCAAGCCGGCTGACCTCAAAGGCTCGACTTATTTTCAGATCACCGCGGTTGCTGACAACCGGCGCGGGTGTCTTCCGCATGTGGCGGTGAGCGGCGTATGAGTTTCGGTATTAAAATCAAAAGCGTCAACATCACGCCGAGTAAGATTCTGGCAAAGCACGGTCTCGGAAGTGATAACCGGGCGCGAAAATACCTTGCAACTTCCGTCGCGAAATACTGCGACCCGTATGTGCCTATGAGTGCAGGCTCAGGCGCGCACATGAAAAATCAAAAGCAGATCGCCCCTGACGGCAGCAAAGTAACCTATCCAGGGCCGTACGCCCACTATGTTTATGTCGGCCTCGCTATGGTAGGTCGGGCGCCGAAAAGCTATTCTGGCCGAGCGCTCAACTACCACGGCGCGCCGATGCGAGGTAAAGAATGGGATAAGCGTATGCTTGCAGACCGTGGGGGCGATCTCAAGAGAGACTTCGCCGCTTATGTAGGAGGTAGAGCAAAATGACGATCATTGACGGCGTTCGCGCCTGGCTGAAAACCTATGAGGGACTGGCTGACGGCCGGCTCAGCGTGGATTTTCTGCCCGAGGAGGCGAAGAGCTATTCGGTCGATACCGTGCCAACCACCGAGATCGTCAAGCGCTATCTTGACGGCAGCTCTATTCGGCAGTATCTCTTCTGTGTATCGAGCCGAGAGTTTTACAGCGATAATATCGCGCAGAACGTAGATAACCAGGCCTTCTATGAGGGCCTCGCCGCTTGGCTTGAGCGCAAGAGCAAGCTCCGGCAATTCCCTGATATTGGCACGGACCGAACGGTCCGGTCAATCGAGATCAGCTCCACCGCGTATCCGTTCGTCGTCGACGAGCACGGCACGGCGCGGTATCAGCTTCAACTCAAACTAACTTATTTCCAGAAAGGAGATCGCACCGTATGAAACTTTCCGAGCTGATGGCGACCCATACGCCGAGCCCGACTTTTGAGGGCTTCGTCACCAACGACGATTTTGTCCTCGCAATCGATTGCTCCGCGGACGGCTCCGCTACGGTTAAGGACTACGCCGTCGCGCAGCTTGGCGTGACTGGCCTTGACGCCAACCTCAACCCGATCACGCAGGACAAGACCTATATTCGCGCTGGCCAGTCCACCATGAAGACCGGCAACCAGAGAGCCTTTAAGGTCTCCGGCGATCGCTATATCGGCGATGACTTCCAGGACTTTGCCCTCTCCCATGCTGTCATGTACGGCACTGGCTCCGCTGTCATTCGCAAGTACGTCTACTTCTGCTTGCTGAACGGCAAGGGCGAGACCGGCGAGGCTTCTATCATCGTCAACTCTGATGGCAGCGGCTCCGCAGGTGAGAGCGCCAGCATCGACATTGACGTCAAGAAGGCCAACGCCGCGCCGAGCGAGTACACCTACTCCGCGACGTAATTTAAGAAGGAGGATTTGACAAATGGCAATGTTTCAGTTTTCCGCTCGCCAGGTCGAGCTCAACTTCTGCGATCAGATCAAGTGTACTGTACCTCTGACCGACGAGGTTCAGAAGAAGGTGCAGGACGCCGCGAAGGAACTGCTTCGCGTGTCTCAGGCCGCGAAGGACTCCGACAATAAGGAGCATACGCTCGACGACCTTTGCGATTCTGTGATGGACGCGATCGACGAGATTCTCGGCGAGGGCATGTCCGACCAGATTCTCGGCATGAAGGAAGGCTATACCTTCTGGGACGCCTGCGACGTGTTCAAGTATATCACCGACGAGATCAACACCGCAATGCGCGGCGTGGCTGCGTCCTACGCGTCCAAGCCCCCGATTGCGCCGGTCAATCGCGCGCAGCGCCGCGCAAAGCATAAGAGACACGGAGCATGAATCTCCTAACGACCCCGTTGCCGTATGCGGTAAAAGTCGGCGGTCGTGAGGTTCCCATCAATACGAGCTTCCGCGTCGGAATGCGGTTTGAGCTTTTGGCTCTTGACGACCAGCTTACACCGGAGAACGTCTTGACAACGTTCTTCGGTGATAACTGGCCGCAGCCGTATGACGAGGCAGTCAAACAAGCTCTCTGGTTTTATTGTCTCGGCAAGCCTCACGAGAAGGAGGAAACCGACAAGCAAAACCTCAAGCCCTCTCGCAGGAGCTACGATTTTGAGATCGACGCCGACGCGCTCTATACCTCATTCCGCGAGACCTATGGCATCGACCTCTTGCAGGAGGACCTTCACTGGTGGGCCTTCCGCGAGCTGATGCTCGGGCTTCCTGACGATACCCCCTTCAAGCAGCGCGTTTATTACCGGACCGGCAGCACGGAAGGCATGAGCGCCAAGCAGAAAAAGCAGTTTGAGACTCGGCGCGCAAAGTACGCAATTCCCGAGCGCGGCGCAGTCGATCACAAGTTGACTCTCAGCGAGCGCGACGCCGCGATCAAGAGATATGTTGCCGATCGTTTCAAGGAGGTTTATGGAAAAGGAAAAGCCTGAGCGCGTAAAGCTCAAGTGCCCTTTTTGTGGATATGAAATGCCTGTGTACCTCGCGCCCGACGCGAAGTGCACAGGCGTTTTTGTTCGCTGCAAGGGCCGAAATTGTAAGAAATTATTCGAGATTCGCGTCAAGTAGTTGCCTTAGTTGCCGATGACGCCACTGAAAAGGTGGTGGAAACATGGCAAATGACGGCTCCGTCATTATCGACATTGAGGGCGATTCCAGTAAATTCAAAAGCGCTCTCTCTGGTCTTGGCAGTATTGCCTCTACCGCCCTAAAGGGTGTTACGACTGCGGTTGCGGCTGTTACGACCGCCGTTGCCGGCGTAGCCACCGCCGCTGTGAAGGTTGGCTCCGGTTTTGAGTCCAGTATGTCGCAGGTTGCCGCAACAATGGGCCTCACGGTTGAGGACATTCGCAACGGCTCGGAAGAGTTCGAGCTTCTGTCTCAGGCCGCAAAAGACGCAGGCGCAACGACTGCGTTCAGCGCGTCCGAGGCTGCTGATGCTCTAAACTATCTGGCTCTGGCCGGCTACGACGCCGCGACCTCCGCGGACGTTCTGCCTTCGGTCCTGAACCTGGCCGCCGCAGGTGGTCTTGACCTCGCCTACGCTTCCGATCTCGCGACCGACGCAATGGCCGCGCTCGGTATTGAGGCAAGCAGCGCAAATCTGACCGAGTTCGGCGATAAGATGGCGAAAACCGCCAGCAAGGCAAATACCAGCGTCGGCCAGCTCGGCGAGGCGATTCTTACTGTCGGCGGCACGGCGAAAAGCCTGGCCGGCGGCACAACTGAGCTGAACGCAGCGCTCGGTGTCCTCGCAAACCGAGGCATTAAGGGCGCCGAGGGCGGCACGGCTTTACGAAATGTTATTCTCGCTTTGTCCGCGCCTACGGATAAAGCCGCGGATGCTATGTCGGCCCTGGGTCTGGAAGTCTATGACGCGGCCGGCAATATGCGTCCGCTCAATGAGGTCTTCCGCGATCTTGACTCCGCGCTGTCGGGTATGACTGAGGGCGAAAAGACGAAGGTCCTCAACGAGATTTTCAACAAAGTCGACCTGAAATCCGCGCAGGCTCTTCTCGCTGGCTGCGGCGAAGAGTTCGATAACCTGACAACTGCGATCGACGACAGCGCGGGCGCCATGCAGAACATGGCTGACACGCAGCTCGATAACCTGCAAGGCGATATTACGATTATGAAGTCGGCCCTTGAGGGGCTCGGCATCGGCGTATATGAAAACCTGCAGGCTCCGCTCCGTGATACGGTCCAGTTTGCAACCGAGCTCGTCGGGCAACTCTCCGAGGCGCTCAACGAGAATGGCCTGGAAGGTCTTGTCTCGGCCGCGGGCGACGTACTCTCTGAGGTTCTCATCAAGATCACAAGCGAGCTGCCGAAGTTCATCGACATTGGCGTCAAGGTCATTAAGAATCTTATCTCTGGCCTACTCAAGAATAAGAAGACACTCGTAAACAGCGCGATTGAGATCGGCAAGGTTTTAGTCAGTGGGCTCGGCTCCATTCTCGGAGACCTGGCACTCGCAGCCCTTGAGATCATCACCGCTCTCGCGGACAGCCTTGCGAAAGAGGCGCCTACTCTGATTCCTGCCGCGGTCGAGGCGGTCCTGCAATTCGTTGAAGGACTCCTCAGCACGGAAAATATCAGCGCCCTCATTGACGCCGCGCTCGCGCTGCTTACTGGCCTTGTCGAAGGCCTGATTGCCGCGGTGCCGGTTATCATTGAGGCGGCCCCCGTCATTATTGAGAATCTCGTCACCGCGATTCTTGATAACCTGCCGCAGATCATCGAGTGCGCGATCACGCTCTTAAACGCCCTCACGCAGGGCTTGCTCGACAATCTGCCGCTCCTGGTCGACGCTGCGATCGAGCTGACCCTTGCAATCGCCGAAGGCCTAATCGAGGCACTGCCCGACTTGATCGATGCTGCGCTTGATCTCGTGGACGCTCTGGTCGACACGATTTTCGAGACCGACTGGCTTGCGCTCGGCGCGAAGATTCTCGAGTCGCTTGTCAAGGGTATTCTCTCCCTGATCGGTTCGCTCTTCGAGGCTGCGGGCAAGATCGTCTCGACGATTTGGGACAAGATCACAAATACAGAGTGGTTCCAGAAGGGCGCCGAAGTCCTCACGAAGATCATCAACGGCATCAAGAGCATCTTCACGACCCTTGGCCAGACGGCAAGCGATCTCGTCAAGAAGATCACCGACAAGATCACGAATACCGAGTGGTTCAAGAAGGGCGCCGAAGTCCTCACAAAGATCATCGAAGGCATCAAGAGCCTGTTTTCCAACTTGGGGCAGGCCGCAAGCGATCTCGTCAGCCAGGTTTGGGACACGATCACAAATACCAACTGGCTTGATCTCGGCCGCAACATCATCGAGGGTATCGCCAACGGCGTCTCGAACGCAGTCGGTACACTTGTCCAGGCTGCAAAGAATGTCGCGAACAGTGCGCTCAATGCGATCAAGTCTGCGCTCGGCATCTCTTCTCCGTCTAAAGTATTCGCCAAGGAAGTCGGCCGCTGGATTCCTCCTGGAATCGGCAAGGGCGTCGACCAGGCCATGCCTGAGCTAACCGACGATATGCGCGCCCAGCTTCAAGACTTGATCGATGACGCAAACGTCTCCGTCGCGACAGAGGTCGGCGGACTCAGCAGCAAACTCGCGCTCACGGCAAGCTCCGGCTCTGGTGGCGGTAACCACTCGCAGACTATTACCAACGACAATGGAATCATTGTCTACGTGACCTATAACGGCGACGGCTCCGAAGAGGACGCGCGCCGCGTAGGTAAGCAGATCGGCGCTGAAACAGCGCGCGAAATCCGAAGAAGGGGGCTTGCACCGACATGACCGGCGATAGCTTTAGCTTCGGCAGATATAACAGTGTAGACGACTGGGGCCTAATGGTGATTGCTTACGACTACTTGCTTCCCCCGAAACGAGCTCGTAAGATCACCATTCCTGGCCGCTCTGGCTCTTATGACTTCGGCGCGAAAAACTGGGAAGAGCGCACCTTGCGCATGACCTGCACGCTGACGCGCCAAGTCACAAAAGCCGAGTTCCGCGAGATCATCTACGCCCTCAGCAAAAAGGCTCGGCTCCGTCTCTGGAACGAGCCTGACAAGTATTATATCGCCGAGCTCTATGACCCTGCCGAGGTTCAGGACTACTACCTCGAAACAGGGCGCGAATTCGAGCTTAACTTTATCGCCGAGCCGTTTGCGTACGGTCCGACGATCACCACGCCGCTTGAGAACGGACGCAATAAGATCGCGTATCAGGGCACCGCAGAAACGCCGTGCATGATCGTTCTGCGTAACGTCTCCTCGAGCAACGTCCAGAATATCACAATCACTGCAACGAAAAGGAGTGACTAAGCTATGTATGCTTGCGACTACCTTGAGACCGGTTTCCTGAATGTCCTGCGCGGCGTCACCTTCGCCGCCCCGACAAAAGTCTACCTGGCCTTATTCCTCAATGACCCTGGCGATTCTGGCGCGGCCGGTACCGAAATCAGCTACGCCGGTTACGCCCGCATGGAGATCGCCTTCTCCGAGCCCGCGGTCTCAAATGGCGGTATCGGTATTCAGAATCTCTCTGACATTACCTTCGCAGCGCCGGCTGACCCTGCAGGCACGGTAACGCATATCGCGATTATGGACTCGCTTGTCGGCGGCAATATGCTCGCGCGCAGCGAGCTGACCGAAAGCCTGGTTATCGGTGCGAATGAGCCGCCTGTCTTCCTGGCTGGCGACGTGCTCTTCTACCTAACCGGCAACATGTCGAACGCCTTCAAGACAAAGCTCCTGAATCTCTTCCGCGGCACGTCTATCCTCGGTATCTCTCCACATTTCTCCCTTTGGAACGGCTCTCCTGAAGAGACCGGCTCCGAGCTCGCCGGCGATAACTACGCCCGTGTTGCGCTGACGTTCTCCGCGCCAAGCGAGCAAGCGAGCGGCCAGATGCTCGTGCAGAACTCTCTCGCCGTGTCCTTCAACCGTCCCTCGACCCCGTGGGGCGTCTGGACTTATTCGGCGATCTACTCTGCCGCAACGGGCGGCGAGCCTGTGTACTTGCAGGAGCTTACGGAGGCGATCACGATCAAGAAAGGCTACATGCCGACGATCGACGTCGGCGCGTTGAAGGTGGGATTGAACTAATATGTTTAGCTTTGACCGCTTCAATTTATCCAGGTTTTCTCTGGGAAGTCAGGACAACACAATTCATATTGAGTTGCTTCTCACTGAAAGCCTGGAATCTGTTGCCGGCGTAGCTATTCCGGTCGAGACGACCGCCTTCTTCAATGACATTCTCCGTGGTACTGCGCGCGGCGCGATCGGCATTGCTTCGGCCTTCGAGTCGTATGCGGCAATGAACAGCGCCGCGCTTATGCAGGCGAATATCATCGTGCAGGGCTTGCTCAAAGATACCTTGTGGGCCGTATCCGACGGCGCACAGAACTCCATGATTATCGGCGTGCTCGCCGATAATCTTGGCGCAAGCTCGTACGCGAGTGCCGATATTCTCTGGCATGAGGCCTACGCCGACGCACTTACTTCGCTTGCGAGCATAGTCAAGGATATTCTGATCGACCCATTGCTCTATGAAGTGCTCGGTTCGGTCTCTGGCGCAGGTACGCAGTCTACGGAACAGGTCTCCGTCACTGTCACGATTCCGCCTGGCGGCGAATTGCGTATTGACAGCGACACCTTCCGAGTCCTGCTGAATGGCGAGAACGTTCTCGATAAGCAGTCTGGTGACTGGCTTATGATCTCGCGCGATCTTCTCTACCTTGATATTGAGAGCGCGATCGGCAATGGCTTATCTGGCAATCTGATTTATACAGAGAGGTACTTGTGATATGCTTGAGATTTTTGATAAAAGCCGCAAGCGTATCGCGATCGCCGAGAACGCGAGCGGCGTAGAGGAAGAACGCAAAATCAATAGTCTTTGGTACCTCACTTTTTCGCTTCCGTACAATGACGCGAAGAATGAGTATTGCCAGCCCTTCAACTATATCCGCTACAATGGCGGCGAGCTCTATCGCATTATGCCGGTTGACGCGGAGATCACCGAGACCGGTCTTTTGACCTATCAATGCGAGCACGTTCTCGCGACCTTGATCGACAACGTGCTCTTCGGGTATCACGTCGTAGGCAACCGCGGGACCTATACGGCTGACTGTATTCGCTATGTACTGAATCGGCAGCGCGTGCAAAACTGGGTCCTCTATGAGTGTGACTTCGCTCGGCAATTTGAATATGGCTGGACGCAGGAGACCTTGCTCTCGGCCCTGTTCTCGATCGCGACGCCGCTCTCCGACTACATGTGGGTAACCGACACAAGCGTCTACCCGTGGCGGCTCTCCCTCAAGTCGATCGGTCTCGGGCAAAAGCCGCAGCTCTATGTGCGCTCAGGCTGGAACATGCTCTCGTATGGCTCGGGCAGCGACCCGCAGCAGATTTGTACCAGGCTCTACCCCCTGGGCTACGGCGAAGGCGTCAACCAGCTCACGATCAAGAGCGTCAATAACGGCTGCGAGTACATTCAGAGCCCGCAGGAGTATATCGACAAGTATGGTCTCATTGAGCGAATCTGGATTGACCGCCGGTATGAGGACCCAGCAAGCCTTCTCTCTGCAGCGCAAGTCATGCTGAATGAATTGCAGGACCCTTTGCAGCAATTCGAGATCAGCTTCGCCGAGCTCGACGAGTCCGACTACAATGTCGCGCAAATCGGTAAGCGCGTTCGTATTTTGCAGACCGAGCTCGGTACGCAGGTCGACACCTACGTTACCGAGCTCACCTATAAATATGACGACGTGCCGAGCAGCAAGATCATCGTCGCGAATAAGAGCACCGATATTGCGTCCAGCGTCGCCGATATGGCTGACCGGCAGCGAATCGAGCAGGCGTACGCTCAGGGTGCAACGCAGCTTTACTCGCAGTCGCTCCAAGCTAACTGCGACTCGCAGAACGGCGCGGTCATGGACTTCTACCTTCCCGAGGATATGCGAATCGTCAATAAGATCGTCGCGAAGGTCCGCGTCGGCAGCTTCCGCGCCTACTCCAAGGCGACGAAGGCAGCCGAGTCTAAGGTTGTCTCCTCGACGACTGCTTCGCAAAAGACCTATTCAAGCACCTCGGGCGGCGGCTCTACCTCGACCACCTCTTCGGGTGGCGGCCAGACGTCTGGCGCGACGACGCTCGAGTCCTCAAACATCTTGCCGAGCCAAACAAGTGGGCAGGCCGTGCATAATCATGGTCTTTCTCGCGGCGCGCGGCTCGCGACGACCAGTGACGGCCAAACCATTGATGGCTATGAGACCTTTGTATGGTCTGGTGCGCATGTCCATCCCGCGCATACGCATGAGATCAACGATCACTCGCACAGCGTTCGCATTCCAAGTCATTCTCACAACGTCACGATTCCTGGGCATAGCCATAATATCACGATTCCCGCGCATGAGCACGACATCACACCTGGCATCTACTTCTATGGCAGCCCGAAACAGTTCGACCTCTACGTTAACGGCAAGAAAAAGACGACGATCGTCTCGACTGACACCGAACTCGACCTGACGCAATATCTCGTGGACACCAGCTCCAAGCTGATTCCGCGTGGTTCCTGGCTCTCGATCGAGGTTCGGCCGAATGATCTTGCCTACGTCAGTATTGACATGTTCGTCCAGGGCTTCGTGCAGTCCAGGGGCGACGCAACAGTTTAACTCTCAGGAGGTAAAACACTTTGGAGACTATGTATAAGGGCATTCCCTTCTCTCCGCAGGTCGCTCTCGCCGACGGTATCGGTGCAGGCGACACCATGATTCCCGTTACCGATATTTCCGCCTTCCCCGACGCCCCGAACCTCGCAACGATCGGCACGGACGAAGACGGCGAAACGATTCTCTACACCGCGAAGACGACGGACTCTCTTTCCGGTTGTACGCGCGGCGTAGAGGGTACGGCGAAAGCTTGGCCTTCCGGTACCACGATCGCCCGCAACTTCACCAACAAGGACTTTGACGCCCTGCAGAAGAATATCCAGGAGGTGAAAAAGCAGGCCGATCAGGGCGTCAGCGACGCAACCGCTGCGAAGAGCGCAGCTGCTACTGCGCAGAGTACCGCCAACGCAGCCGGTACCGCTGCTTCGGACGCGCAAAATACCGCCAACGCCGCGGGTACGGCCGCAAGCAATGCCCAGACTGCTGCAGATAACGCGCAGACCGCAGCGGACAACGCCCAGAGCGCCGCTGATGACGCCCAGAGTGCTATTGACGAGCACGCCGCGAACAAGCAGAATCCGCATGGCGTGACTGCGGCTCAGGTAGGCGCTGCAGCTACGTCCCACAAGCACGGCAACCTGACGAGTGACGGCAAGCTCGGCTCAGCCGCGAATCTCCCTGTCTTCACCGGCACGGGCGGTCTCGCGCAGGCTGAGGCCGTACTCTCGGCGGCTGCAAAGCTGGGGCGCGGCTACGGCGCTTGCTCGACCGCCGCCGCGACGAAGGCGAAGGCCGTAACGCTCTCGGGCTTTGCGCTCATTACCGGCGCGATCGTAGGCGTGAAGTTCTCCTACGATAATACCGCGGCTGCGCCCACGCTGAACGTCAACAGCACTGGCGCAAAGTCGATCTACTACAAGGGCGAGGCCGTCGCGGCTGGACTTCTCAAGGCCAGCTACGTCTATCTTTTCCAGTACAACGGCGCGCAATATGAGCTCCTGAATCCGGTCGCGCAGAGTGGCGGCGGCTTCTATCCCGCGATCGTCGTAACTGCCCCCACGGGCTCCACGGTGACCGCCACAGACGGCGAGACCTCTCTCGTGGGAACAGAGGTAAGCGGAAAATGGACCTTCCAGATTCCGTCCTATGGCATGTGGAATATCACCGCCACGCTGAACGGTCAGACAGCTACCACGAGTGTCTCTGTCACGGAGGTCAAGCAGTACGCTGTCACGCTGACCTACTTCGCCGCAACGATCGCGGTCACGTACCCCTCGGGCTCGACTTGTACTTGCTCGAATGGCACGACCACACTCACCGCGCCGAACACGACCGGCAGCTACACGTTTACCGTCCCGAACGCCGGCACCTGGACTGTCAAGAGCACGAACGGCACGGACACCGCGCAGCAGGCAGTTTCGATCACAGCTAACGGCCAAAGCACAAGCGTGACTCTCTCCTATAAGCCGACCGCAAGCACGAGCCCGAAGTCCGGCGTGAACTATACGTCCGGTATCTCCAACCTGACAGCCGAGAAAATGAGTCTCTACGGCGAGGCAATTTCTCGGAACAGCGCGATCTCGGGCACGACGAGCGTGGTCTATATCGACGACGGCGCGAGCCACTACAAAATCAGCATTGGCGACTCGATCAATATCGCGATCAATGGTACCTCGTACGCCTTTAAGATCATGGGCTTCAACCACGATACCCTGACGACCTCCACCGCGTATGGTTCCGCGACCGCGACCGGCAAGGCCGGTATGACCTTGCAGATGGCTGACTGCTTGGCAAGTAAGGCGCAAATGAATAGCTCTAACACGAATAGCGGCGGTTGGGAAAACTGCGCTATGCGTAAGAGCAACATGGCGACCTATCTCAGTCAGCTCACGAGCGCCTGGCAAAACGCCATTAAACAGGTCAATAAGCTCTCCTCGGCCGGCAGCCAGAGTACAACGATCAAGACGACCGCCGATAAGCTCTTCCTCCTGTCTGAGGTTGAGATTTTCGGTTCTACCTCTTACTCGGTTTCTGGCGAAGGCACGCAATATGCGTACTACAAAGCTGGCAACAGCAAAGTTAAGAATGTAAGCGGGTCTGCGGGCTACTGGTGGGAGCGGTCTCCTTTTGCGAGCCACACTACCGGCTTCTGTAGTGTCGGCAGCAACGGCAACGCCAACTGCTACGACGCCAGCAACTCGTGTGGCGTGGCCTTCGGCTTCTGTGTTTAATCTGTAATCTACAAATATCTGCGGCCCGTAAGGGCCGCGGAAAGGAAAACGCTTATGTCAGTCTACAAGTCCAAACGCGGCGCCAGCTCTGCGCAGTTCGTTGAGACCGCGAGAAAGCTGCAGGTCCATACCCTCGAGCAGTGCCTCAAGGTACCTAAAAGGTACACCTTCTACTTGACGCAGAAGATCATGGACCACGCAAGCGCCGTCTACGATGAAGTCACGATGGCGAACAGCATTTTCCCGATCAACCAGCATGAGGTCCAGCTCCGGAGAGATCACTTGATCGCGGCAAACGCCAAACTTCAAGCCCTCGACCGGCAACTGGGCCTTCTTGCGGGCGTCCTCTGGAAGAACCCTGAGAACTTCAAAGGCTTTGACAACGCCTTCACGGTTTGGGGCGAGCTTATCATCGAGGAGGCCAAACTCATTTCCGGTATCAGGCGCTCAGATCGCGCCCGATATAAAAATCTTCCTGAATAACTGGGTCAAGTCCTGCATTGTTGCCCTGTCTGCGAACAACTGGTGGGAGCGTTCTCCTAATGCGAGCAACACTACCAACTTCTGTAATGTCAACAGCAACGGCAACGCCAACAACAACAACGCCAGCAACTCGAATGGCGTGGCCTTCGGATTCCGTTTATTTCCTGGTGAGACCGAGTAACTCTCTTTAGAGCGAAAGCAGGACCGATACGGAAGGAGGACTTGCTTCCCTGGCCGTCGGGTCAAAAACACTCCGTCGATGCGGCCGTCTGGACGCTGCTTGCATGGCTCGGAAGCGCGCGGGTACCGAGTTTCATGGACGGCGCCGCTACGCAGTTATAACACGTGCTCTATAAATACCACTGTACGAAGGAGACAATCTAATCTATGACAAGCGAAGAGCGGCACGAGCTTAGGTATCAACGCCGCTGTCAGAGAAGGCAGGCCAAAAGGCTCGCGCGCAGCATCGCTTGCGGCAGCTTTGAGGAGGCCTTTTCTTTTAGCAATCTATTTCAGGCAGGGCAAACCTGCTGCAAGAATGTCAACTGGAAATGCTCGACGCAGCGCTACCGAATGAACATCATCTCGAACACCGCAAAGACCCATGCGCAGTTGATGGCTGGAACATATAAGAGCCGAGGCTTCTACGAGTTTGACATTTACGATCGCGGAAAATGGCGTCATATTCGCAGCGTCCATATCACAGAGCGCGCCGTTCAGAGAAATCTCTGCGACCAGGTTATCACAAAGGTTTTTCAACCTGCGTTTATTTATGACAATGCCGCAAGCATCAAGGGCAAGGGCATTGACTTCGCAATGGACCGTCTCAACTGCCACTTGCAGCGGCATTTCCGCAAGCACGGTCTTAAAGGCGGTATTCTCGTCTTCGACTTCAAGGACTACTTCGGCTCGGCGCAGCACTGGACCGTCAAGAACGAGCTCGCTCGTCGTGTTCACGACCCGAAGACCAGAAAGCTCGCGAATGACTTCCTCGAGAACTTCGGCCCGGTCGGGTACGGTCTCGGCAGTCAAATCTCGCAAAACGCGGCGCTCATGCTGCCGAACAAGCTTGACCATATTATCAAGGAAGAGCTTCGCATTAAGGGCTACGGCCGGTATATGGACGATGGCTATTTGATTCACGAGGATATTCACTATTTGGAGTATTGCCTCGAGAGAATCAAAGAGGTCTGCGCCGAGCTGGGTATCACGCTCAACCTGCGCAAGACCAAAATCCGCCCGATCACACGCGGCATTGTATTCCTCAAAACGAAGTTCATCTTGACGGAAACCGGCCGAGTCCTTCGCAAAATGAGCCGTGCGTCCATGCGCGCGATGAAGAGAAAGCTCTTCAAGTTCCGCAAGTGGTACGAGGCCGGCGAGTTCTCGCTCGAGGATATTCGCACCGCCTATGACAGCTTTAAGGGACACATGCGACGAGGCGACAGCTTCAAGGCCGTCGCGCGTATCGATCTATTTTTCAAGCATCTCTTCGGGTTCCACCCGAACGACAAAACGAAATGGAGGGCAACTAATGTACCGAATCGTAAAAGATGGGACTACTCTGGGGCTGACCGAGCAACCAAACTTTGTCGAGCCGCTTGAGAACGGCTCCTGGGGACTCTGTGTCGAGTCCAGGGCTCACGGCATCGCCTGGGAAGGTAAAGTATATGGCCTTGAGGGGAAGTCCGCCACGGACGACCTGGAGCGCGTTACGCTTGCCTTCGTAGACGCGGGCACGCTCACTACCGAGGCCGTGGCCGTGCAGTCGATTCTCTTCGTAAACGCTGCGGAAAGCGGCGCGGTCGATGACACGACTGCCAACGAGCACGTTGACCTGTTTGCTGCCTGGGCCTACCCGATCGCCTATAAGACTGGCAATATCCGCAAATACGGCGGCCAACTTTACCGTTGCCTGCAAGATCATACCTCGCAGGCGGACTGGACTCCTGATGTCACCTCCAGCTTATGGAAATCTACCGCCGACCCTGCCGAAGAGTGGCCGGTTTGGTCTCAGCCCCAGGGCGCGCATGACGCCTACGCCAAGGGCGCAAAGGTCTCTCACTCTGATAAGCGCTGGACCTCCGACGTCGATAACAACGTTTGGGAGCCTGGCGTTTATGGCTGGACGGAGGTAACTGAATGACGCTATATCAGGTCCTCAGCCTTCTCGGCGCCGGCAGTCTGCTTGTCGGCGTTTTTCGTTTGCTGTTCGCCCAGATCAAGGGCGTTCGGCTCGGCGTGCAGGCGCTCCTCAGGGCGCAGATGATCGCCGACTATAACAAGTGGAGCGAACGGGGGTACGCCCCGATCTATGCTCGCGAAAATTTCATCAACTGCTGGACGCAGTATCACAGCCTGGGCGTCAACGGCGTCATGGACGACCTGAAAGCGAAATTCCTGGCGCTGCCAACCGACCACCTGCAGGCTGAGAAAGGAGATTTGGAATGAACGAAAAGATCATCAAGAGACTCGGCAATCTGCTGAGCGTCAAGTCGATCGTCACCCTGGTTCTGACTGGCGTGTTCGCCTATATGGCGATTGTCGGCAAGATCAGCCAGGATTTTATGACGATCTACGCCGTCATTATCGCCTTCTACTTCGGCACCCAGTCCCAGAAGACCCAAGACGCGATTGACGGTATCGGCAAGGAGGTCTAAAGCTATGACACCTGTTCAGCGTGTACTCGCTACCGCCCGTTCAGAGAACGGGTACCTCGAGAAGGCGACAAATGCCCAGCTCGAGGACAAGACCGCGAACGCCGGTTACAATAACTGGAACAAGTTCGCGGCCTTCCTGGACGATCTCGAGGTCGTCTACAACGGCAAGAAGAACGGCTACGCATGGTGCGACTGCTTCGTAGACTACTGCTTTATTTACACCTTCGGCCTTGAGCTCGGAATGGCTATGACCTTCCAGCCGAAGAAGGGCGCGGGCGCGGGGTGTACTTACAGCATGGGCTACTACAAGAAGGCCGGCCGCTTCTTCAAAGACCCACAGCCTGGCGACCAGATTTTCTTCACGAACGACGGCGGCGCGAGCTCGTACCACACCGGTCTCGTGGAAAAGGTCGAAGGCGGCAGGGTCTACACGATCGAGGGCAACACCTCAAGCGCGCCTGGCGTCGTCCCGAACGGCGGCGCGGTGCGTGACAAGAGTTATTCGCTCGGCTATAACCAGATCGCGGGCTACGGCCGGCCTGACTGGAGCCTTGCGGGAGAGGAGACTGAGGAAATGACGCAAGATCAATTCAACGATATGTTCAAGGTCGCGATGGCGGCTTACCGCGCCGAGCTGCAGGACAACGACTGCGGCAGTTATAGCGCCGAGGGCCGTCAATTTATGATTGACAAGGGCCTCATGGTCGGTGGTAACCCACTGCCGAACGGCGAGCCGAATTACATGTGGCAGGACTTCCTGACCCGCGAGCAGTTCGCGACCGTGCTCTTCCGGTACGCGAAGGTCCTGGGCGTTGCCTGATGGGACGCCATGAGAAAAAGCCCTCGAAGAAGAAGGTCAAGATCGAATGGAGCAAGCTCGTATGCCTGTTGACGATTCTCGCCGGTTTCTTGATCGTGCAAGAGTGCCTCTTCCTTATGTACCTCTGCATCAAAGGGGGCTACACCGCTACGGCCGCCTGGCTTACCGCTGCGACCGGCGTAGGCGAGGCGGTTATCATTGCCGGCGCGAATGGGTATCTCGGGCTTGCGAAATCCGATCACAAACGCGGCGGTATCACGTTCGAGGCCGCCAAAGCAAAAGACTTCACTGAGGACGAGGATAAAAACAGCCCTCCGATCTAACTGAAAAGCCCTCCTGCGGATTCGTCCGCGGGAGGGCTCTTTTTCTTTTTATATCTTGCGGCCGTTATACGCCAACTTTTCGACGAGCTCGCCGGTAGGCGTGTAGACCTCACAAGCAATCCAGTCTGACGCGGTGAGATCATTATTCAGCGCAAAGGCTCGAGCTGCCTGAGCCGGTTCTGCGACCTCGTGCAAGCGCTCTTCGCAGACTCGGCCCGCGTCCATATACCGGACGAGAAGATCATATTTCATCGTTGCCGGTCTCCTTCGCTACCAGGTCCAGGATAAACCGGTTGACGCTCTTGCCAACGCTCGCCGCAGCTTTTTGAATATAGTCCTTCTGGCCTTTCTTCACCTTCAGCTCAATGCGCTCGTAGGTTTTGCGGTTATAGCGTTCCGTCGCTTCTCGCTGAGCGTCCGAGTAGGCCATGCGTCCACCGTCCTTTCCTTTTTACTATTATTAGTATAAAGGAATGAGCGGATTCTTCGTATAATGTCGACCGTATAAAAATAGAGAGCCCCTTCTCTCACAATATCAATTTTACCGCATTTAGTAAGCGTTGTAAATCGGCAGAACTCAACAGGTTTTTACTGAAAACGCTGAGCAGTTCGTCGGCATACGAAACTTACTAAACGCGGTAAAATTATAAATGTCAAGAGGAAAAGAGCTTGACAAAAAGAAAGAGCCTGCAGCTGACACCTGCAAGCTCTAAGAAAGGAGGTGCGTGAAATGCCTGACGGCTACACCCCTTACGGTTACCTCGGCAAGGTCGACGATAGACTGATCGAGGTTGTCTCTGAGGAAGAGCTCTACGAGCTTCTCGAAGACGAATAACCGCTAATCACCCGCGAGCCTGGCCGGTCGCAAGACCGGCTGGGCTTCAAGGTGCCTTTTATTATATATCATTCCACGTGATTTGTAAATGCTTAATTTTTGAAGGAGGTACACCCCTATGACGTTTTGGCATGTTGTCACCAAGTTCTTTGACTCTGGCAAGGTAAAAGTCAATCTCGCGCCCATCGAGGCCGATCGCAAGCCTGAGAACCACATGACCGAAAATAAGACCTGCGACGAGTATCATGACTACTTCGATACCTACAAAGAGGCGGCCGCGTATGCAGCCGACGCCCGCAAAGCCTGATCGGCGAGACCTGTCAGAAGTGCTTAGCGAAATCAGTAAAACCTCGAGCAGTTCGTCAGCATACGAAACTTACTAAACACGGTAAAATTAAAAATGTCAAGAGGATAAAACAGAATGCGGACAGCGCCGCCCAGCTCACGAGCTTCAAGCGGTAAGCGCGCTGCGAAAGGTAACCTCTTGATACGATTAGTACGGAGGTACCCGCATGAACGTCAACCGTATGTGCTACAGCTATTCAGCGCTTTATAAATGCGCTGACGCCGTAAAGGCAACTACCTGGACCGTTCGCCGGTCAGCCGAGCATTTCAGTAAGTGCTTTGAAATTAAGAAGGTTTTCGAGCTCTGCTATGCTGAAACGCGCTGCTTGCTTTTCGACCCGGATTTTTCCCCATGGTACGACTACATGAAGGCCGTCGAGCGCAAGTACACTAAAAAGGAGCTGGACCGCAAGCTGCGAGCCTGTTACCTGTTTCTTGCGAACGAACTCAACGCGATCTTATCTGATATGCGGTCTGGGGAGGTGGATTCCGTTGACTAAGGTTTATATCGTTCAGGTCATTCCCGAGGCGAGTCTCGGGAAAGTCAGTCAAGAGGGCTATACCTCTCTTGAAAAGGCGCAGGCCTTTATTGAGAGCCGGGCGGACAAGCCCCGCAAGCAATCCGAATACTGGTACCGCACCGAAGATTTCACCGACTACCTTATCTACGAAGTCAATATTGTCTAAAAGATTCGCCCCTCGCGGGCGTTTCTTTAGGACTATCCGCTTTATCAAACTGCTTTATTAAAGGAGGTACTAATGACGTCTTTTACGATCTTCTACAACGTCAAAACCGGCGCGTATGCTGCGGTTTACGACTTCGCGCTCCCGACAATGACCGGCATCGGCCGCAAAGAAGAATGGCAGCCGGTTTACCACGGACAGGCAAACGGCTTGCTTGATAAGGCCAAGCAGCGCGAGGTGTTTGTCAAGGCCCAGGAGCTCCGCGGCTAATACCTGTCGAAAGCGCTTAATAATTTCAGTAAAACCCCGAGCACTTTGTCAGCATACGAAACTTACTAAACACGATAAAATCATAATTGTTTCAAGGAACACAACAAAATCAAACTTTTCAGGAGGATATAAAAATGAAGGACATGACTACCGTGCTGAACAAGAAGATCGTCAACAAGGAGACCAACGAGGTCCGTCTGGTCGTCAAGATTGACGAAGAGAATCGCAAAATCTTCTCCGTTCCCGCAAGCGAGCCCACCGCTGAGCCTACCGGCATGGCTGCGGCTTCCTATGATCGCCGCTGGCGCCTCTGCGAAGAGCCCGCCGCTGAGGAGCAGGCCGCCGAGATCGCTGCCGAGCCTCAAGCCGAAGAGCCGAAGACCGTGGCCCCTGCCACGGAGGACAAGCCCGAGCCGATGAAGATGAGCGAGACGATCACCGCCCTCGAGACGATCTTCGACAAGCTCAACGCGATCTATTTCGAGAGCAAGCTGCCCCGTCCGGTCATCACCGTTCAGACTACGCCGAAAGCGTATGGCCATTGCTCCACCAAGAAGATCTGGAAGTCCGAGAACGAGGGCATGTATGAGATCAATCTCGGCGCCGAGTTCATCAATCGCCCGAAGGAATCTACCTGCGCGACCCTGCTGCATGAAATGGTCCACCTCTTCTGCACCGAAAACGAGATTGCTGACACCTGCCAGAATGGCCGCTACCACAACAAGACCTTCAAGGCCGAGTGCGAGAGCCGTGACCTGATCGTCGAGTATGACCGTGCTAACGGCTACGCGCATACCTCTCCGACCGACGCCTTCAAGACCAAGCTCGCCGAGGCCGGCGTCGACCTGAGCGTCCGCTTTGCCCGCGTCATGCCGAAGGCTAAGGCCAAGGCTGAGCGCGAGAAGGCTCACCGCTACGTCTGCCCCGTCTGCGGGCAGGAGGTTCGTACCACTTCCGAGCTCAGCCTGATTTGCGGACATTGCAACGTCACCATGGACCGCCTGGACTAATCCAGGCGAGTCCAAAATCTGGGAGTATAAACACCAGGGCCCTGGGCGTAGAACGCGATACGGCTCGCCCAGGAGCTCCGTAGGATAGTTTAAGGAGGAATGATAAATGACTCAAGCTCAAAGAGACGTCTACATAGCCTTGCTGATGGCTGGACGTGAAGACGAGGCTACGGCCTACCGCGATAAAGTCGAGGCAGCAAGCTATGACTCTGCGCGGGCTCGCGCAAACGCGAATACCTACTACGTCGACAAGCACGGCAAGAAGATCGAGGCTGATATGCTTATCAGCATCGGCGGCAAGGCGCCCGAGCTCGTCCTGCTCTGCGGGGACGATAACCTCGGCGTGAACGCCTCAAATCCCGCATACTTAGAGACTCATCCCGAGACCCGTCAAGAGTGTTATCCGCTCAGCGAGTTCGCGAGCAACGATATTGAAATTATTAAGGAGGATATGAATCATGTATAAGTATTGCCCGCATTGCGGAAAGCCCTTCCTGGAGCCCGACAAGCCTCGCACGGTCGGTCTTGTCTCGCAGGTCAAGGAGTTTATTACCTGGGCGCAGATCAAGGAGTGGTCCGACCTGCGCGAGGCGTCTAAGCACTTCGAGATCGGCGACGAGATTCACGACGAGCTCAAGAACGGCGAGCCGATCACCCTGGTCGTTGTTGAGAAGGACAAGCCCTTTGACGGTGACGTCATGTTCATGCTCAAAGACTGCTTGCGCGATACCTACCCCATGAATGACGACTACACGAACGCAGGCGGCTGGAAAGCAAGCAAGCTCCGCAAGGTCCTCAATACCGAGATTCTGGCTTTGCTGCCCGATGACATGCGGGCCGCGATCAAGCCGAGAGTGATCGACGGCGAGAGCAATCTCCTCTGGCTCGCTTCTGAGATGGAGGTCTTCGGCCCACATGACTGGACTGAGAATGACCCTGACCGCGGCGAGCAGATGGCGTACTACAAGCGCCGCGGGAATCGTATCAAGGCTCTCGGCGACGAGGGCGAGGCTGCGGGCTACTGGTGGGAGCGTTCTCCTTATGCGAGCAACACTACCAGCTTCTGTTATGTCACCAGCAGCGGCAACGCCTACTACAACAGCGCCAGCAACTCGAATGGCGTGGCCTTCGGCTTCTGTGTTTAATCTGCGATCTAAGAATCCCCAGCCCGTCAGGGCTGGGGACAAGTAAGAAGGAGGATTCCGATGGGATTAAGAGAACTGCGCCAGGCGAAAGGCTTGACCTTAAAAGGTCTGGCTGCGTTGAGCGGTGTTAACTATATGAAGATTCACCAGATCGAGACGGGCAAGATCAACCCCGAGAACATTGCACTCAAGACCGCCGTGAAACTGGCGAAGGCGCTTGACTGCAAGCCCGAAGACATTCTCGCCAAGTAGAGGGACTGCTCATGGACGACGCCGAATATATCTACAAGCAAGACGTCAAAGAGAAAGCCATCACCGCGCGGAGCTCACATAAGTATGGCAGCTCTCGCCGTCGTCGCTGCGGCCTTTCCAGCGACAATTTAACACGAAAGGAATGGGAACGTATGAACGGCCCAGTACATACTCTCAAGCCCGATGAGGCTCTTTCCTGGGACAGGTTTAGAGCTTTGCCGAGGAGCTTGCAGCAGGACTATATCAAGCATATCCTCTCGAAGTTTAAGGTCGGGCCCGCGGCGCTCGGTCGTATGTTCGGTGTCAGCGAGGCCTATTGCGGGGACTACCTCAAAAAGCAGCTCGGTATCACCTTCCAGGGGCGCACGACCCGACAGGAGACCTTGCGCTTCCTCGATGCCTATCGCCCCGACCGAGGACCGGTTTGCGCCGACAAAAAAAACACCGAGCTCACGCGAGTCTCGCTGACCTTCCGCGGTGGCTTTTCGCCCGAGGCTATCGCCGCAAGGCTGCAAGGTCTTTTCCCCGCGGGTGCGGTGGTCTCGGTTACGGTCGATATTTCTGCTGCTGAGGCCTGAGTAGCGAATAGCAAACCCGCAGCCGTGTTTGCTACTGATTTGCTACTGGCCCAGGGCCTTATATACCAAGGCTTTTTAGAACAGGGGTAGCGGAGTAGCAATTTTACCTATTGAACCCTACAGATTAAACCTAAAAGGATATATTTATTTCCCTTTAGGTTTAATTCATAGGATTTATAGGAAGTCAGTTTTTTGCTACTCTGCTACTCGACAGGAGGTTGACATGGCGAAAAGTAAAAAGCGCGGGCCGGCTCAGAAGTCAAAAGGCTCCTACGCCCAGGAACTTCAGATGAAGAAACAGCTCGGCGCGAATATCATAGCGGACTGGACCGCGCAGCTCTGCCTCGACACGATGGCTATTGTCCTTAATGACCCCGAGGTCATGGGCCATAGCGCGCTCGGCTCGAAACGGCTCATGCGCGTCTGCGAGGCCTTCAACGAGCTATTTGATAAGACTCGGCTTGCTCTCTCTAAGAGCGATGAGGCTGAATACTGGCGCGTAAAGATCGACCAGGCGCAAGAGCGCATCTTCGGTCCCGATTATCTTCACTGGCAAGAGCGCTATTCCTACTGGGACGAGCGCGACACTTATTAAGGAGGAAAGAGCATGGCTCGATTGACAAAGAGGACGCGGCATGGCTGGGAACTCGCCGTGCCGTGTGCGCCTGGTGTGCCTTTGGCCGCGCTCGCACGGTATGAGAATATCGGCAGTGCACACCAGTTTAGACACCTCAGCGAGCTCAACACGCCGAAGAGTCCGTACCCTGACGGCGATACAAGCATTTTGGAGTGCCCCTGCTGCGGGAGCGGTGAATGGCTCCACAACGCCGACGAAAGCGCGGCCAACTTCTGCGGGCAATGTGGACAGGCAATCGACTGGACCGAGCCCGAAGTCCATTGCGGGGACTGTGAGCACCTGACCTTCTCCGACTGCTATGGCGAGTGCGGGAAAGGCTATAAGGGAATTGTCCAGCCTGGGGATTCTTGCGGGAAAGGAATTGCGAAAAAGCATGATAACACGGCGAGCTCTTAAAGCCGAAGTCATTCGGCTTACATACCGCATACAGGAACTTGAGGACCGCCTTTGTCCTTGTGAGCAGCATGACTATATTAAGGTTGATACCGAGTATGAATGCTCGCCTGCCGGCGTTGACGCAATCGGCGTCTACCGGTGTAAACGCTGCGGCAAGAAAATCAAGAGGTACTGGTAACCTCTTTCTTTTCGGCGGTTTTGCCTACTAATTTCAGTAAATCCTCGAGCGCTTTGTCGGCATACGAAACTTACTAAACACGGTAAAATCATAATTGTTGAGAGCAACACACCGAAACAATTACGGAGGTATTTATCATGCTGAAACTTAAGGACATTCTCGCCGCTGCAAACGCTAAGGTCGCCGAGTATATGGCTCAGGGCTATATGATCTCCTGGATGAACGCTTCTTTCGGTTACAAGTTCCGCGTGGACCTCGAGAAAAACGGCGATCGCGTCCGCGTTAAGGTCGACAGCTTCCACAACTGGGAACTCGCTTCGAGCATTGAGGGCCTGAACCTGCAGGTCGTTCGCATCTCTTGCGCCGACGCTTTTGAAGATCGTGCCGTTGAGCCCCTCTACTCCAAAAACTTTTATGACCTATCCCGCTATGGTCGCAGCCAGGCCTTCACCGAATCCCTTGAAGAAAAGCAGGCCGCTTGTGATAAGGTCATTGCGAGATACCTTGCTTCTGATCGCGACACTCGTACCGAGCTCCAGCCCTCTGCGGCGCTCATTCGCCGGCTGAAACAGCGTAAGGGCTTTACCAACGCAACCCGCAATAATATCCGCGTCTATCGCAGCGTCGCAGGTTACACCATCGAGATGGCCGGTCGCAACGGCGCCAAGGCGAAGAGCGAGCTCATTCGTTTGCCCGGCACGAAATAAGCGCCTGTCAGAAGTGCTTAGCGAAATCAGTAAAATCTCGAGCAGTTTGTCGGCATACGAAACTTACTAAACACGGTAAAATCATAATTGTTGAGAGCAATAGACCACAACAATTATGGAGGTAACAACATGAACGTCTACGCTGCAATCGGTCATTTCAAAGGGAACGAGAATATCACTTGCATCGCGCTCATGCAGTCCAGCAAGAAAGAGTTTATGACCGACTGCTACGGCAATGAGTTTGTTCCGTATGTCGTCCTTACTGAGAAGATGCTCAATAAGATTCAGGCCTGCACTTACAGCATGGACATTTTTAACCAGGTCGCAAAAATGACTACGAACTACCGCGTGTGGGAAAAAGTCACTGACTACCTCGTCCAGTGCTCCGATATTATCGCCGACAAAGTTGAAAATGCTAAGGCGCATGGCTGAGCCCCTGCGTCAGAAGAAAGGATGCCAAAGATGAATAAAGTACGTAGAAAAGCTCTCAGCGAGATCGCAGAGCAGATCGGTACCCTTCGTGACGAACTTGAGACCCTTCGCGATGAAGAGGACGAGTATCGCGAGAACATCCCCGAAAGCCTGCAAGGCGGAGAAAAATATGAGCTGTCTGAATCGGCAAGCGACTCTATGAACGAGGCATTGGATTCGCTTGACGAGGCAATCGGTAGTATTGAGTCCGCTGCAGAATAAGGCTTAACCCAGGTCGTCCGTATCGCGTCCAAAATCTGGGAGTATAAACACCAGGGCCCCAGGTCTAAAAACGCGATACGGGCCGTCCAGGAGCCCCGCAGGATAGTTTAAGGAGGAATGATTTATAGACTGCTAT